CAGCAGCAGTTGCACCCAGCTATTGGATTTCAGTGGCGACATGCCGATGATCTCAGAACCGGCGGCAACGACAACGCCAGCGATGGCGAGCTGTTCGGTGGTCATGCGAAAAGTGAGCAGACACCTCAGGCTAAGGCTTTGCTTCCAGTTTGGCGATCCGCTGCTCAATCTGATTTAACCGACCGAAAACTTCAACCTTATCATTGCGGAAATCGTCATGAAGTTGCTGTATTTTTTCGGCGACCGATTCCACCGCCATGGTCAGACGCAGCACAGAATCCTCAACATCGCGCCGTTTGATGCGGCTGCCGCCGTAAGCATAAATCGCCGCAGAGAGGCTGGCCCCCGTGACGGCACTAAGAATCTCAACCACGTCTCGGGCTCTGGCTTCGCTCTCATTATGGCAACACCGTAAGGCATCAGCCCTTGCCCTGACCGCGCATCTTCTTGCGTCCATGACTAGGCAGGCTGTGTTGCCCCTGTCCTTGACGGGTGCGCTTGGGTTTGCTGGGCTTGAACTCAATTCGCCCTAGTGCGGTTTTCGACTTGACTGTCATCAGAGCACCGCTTCAATCGCCTCACGGCTGTCAAATCCCCAAGCTGCCGCAGCCCCAGCGTTCCATTCCTCCCGCAGCACTGGGACCACATAACCTTCGTCACCGGGCTGCAACTGACGGTCATAGCCCTCGGGATACTCCGCATCATCAAAAATAATGTAATCGTCTAACAGGTTCTGCAAGAACGCAGTGCGCTCGATACTAGGTTCAGCAGCTTGCAGGTCTGTGGCAGTATTGATCAGCATGGTGATGCCAGTCCTAGATGCTTTAGTCCATTATGCCCGTCTCCATGGCGAATGTGACCCATCCATGCTATCTGAGATCGTTTCCAACCCTGATAGTCATCGTGCTTCAACAGCAGTTGCAATTTGCGACGCTGGCGGATCATTGACTGCCGCTTGATCAGCTTGAACTTACGACGTATGCGAAAACCGCAAAAGGTAATGCCTCGATCTACGGGGGTCAAGCTCCACTTACCAATGCGCTGGCCCATCTCTGAGATCACGAACGCGCAGATCGTTTCCTTCAGCGCCAAGCCCTCGGCCTTGCTGCCAACGATGATCACCGCGTCATCCATGTAGCGCACGAAGCGACCGTTGCCGTTGGCGGCAATGAAGCGGTCCAGCTTGCCGCCCCAGTAGTTGCAGAAGCATTGGCTGGTGAGCGCACCGATGGGCAGGCCCTGCGGTTGCACGCTCAGCACCTGTTCGATCAAGACCATAGTGCGCTGGCAGGTGAGTTTTTTGCCTAGGTGTTGCAGCAACAGATCCTGCGGGATGCTCGGGAAGAACTTGCTGAAGTCCACATGCAATACCCAAGCTTCTGGGTTTTGGCGCATCAGCTGCTGCATCCGTGTCACGCAACGATGGGTGCCCAGGCCCACCCGACAAGCAAACACCTGCGGCATCATTGCTGCATCAAGGATCGGCCCCACCACTTGGATCAAAGCATGATGCAATACTCGATCGCGGAAGCTCTGGCAGGCAATAGTCCGTTTCTTGGGGTCGATAATGTCAAACTCCAACTGCGCGTCTGGCCGCCAACTGTCGTCAATTAGGCGGCGCTGTAGCTGCCTGAGGTTAGAAAGATTGTATTCCTTGAAGCGCAGGAACGAACTGCTATAGGTCTTGCCGCGCCTGGCTTCCTTGTAAGCAAACAGAAGATTGTCCCAGTCGTAAATCTGCTGGTAGAGGTTGCGAAACTTTTTGCCCATTAGAAGGTAGCGGCAGGTTTCGACGAGCTACTCCCTGCCATTGCCACCACTCGGCCCTGAGTTTGCCAAAGCTGGACTTGATGGCTGGCACCTGATTGGCACCGGCCTGCTGCCCCGGAGAAACAGCAGAGCGTGATGGTGTTTGGCAGTTGCCACGGCCGCAAAACGAGCACCAATGTTGTTGTTGCCGTTCGATGGAACATTGTTCCAGTTGGCGTTCCGAGACCCGGAATTGACTCCGTTGTTCCAGTTACCACTCAGGATGACGGCGCTCCCATCAGGCCCGCTCTAGTCTGGCATCCTTTTTTTGTTCTTGCAGTCGCTTGATCCAGCTGCCCAGCATCGCACCTACTTCGCCAATCAATGATTGAGCAATTTCCTGCTGATGCTCTGTGATTAATTTGCGCTTGTGATGCACCATGAAGCGCAACAACAGCCTAAGCTGACTCAGGCTGCCGTCGAGCGCATAGCAACGGCTGAGTTGGTTGGCTTTAATTGCATTATTGAGGTGTTCGGACACCAAAAACAGATGGCGGATGAGCAGTTCCCTGAAGGTGCCGTGCTTTCGCGGAATCGTCTGCACAAGCGGGTAAAGGTAGTCGATCACCCGCTCGTACTTCTCCACCATGTAAAGACCATGAGCCTCTTTTGAGGGATCTGCAGAGGCTCGCCTGGCTGCCATAAGGCTTAGGCCCTAACGGGCCTAGTAACCAAGTATCAGGTGCCCGGCCGCAAAACGAGCACCAATGTTGTTGTCCCAGTAACCACCCAGGAGGACGGCGCGGGGGGCATCAGCAAATTCTGTGCCGCGACCACCTGTATTGGTGTTGCTGCCGCTTGTGTAAATGCCAACGCGCTCAATGCCCCACACATGTAGAGTCCCTGTGGCCTGCGCAAGACCCCATTTACTTACCCTCTCCCACTGCACCGTGCCGGGATCTGAACCGCGACTACCTGCTTCTGGAGCACCAAACGCAGCAGCTTGAAACTCCCAGCTAAACATAAAACGCTTGCCGAAACTATGTGCTACCTCGAAAAAGTTATACCAAGAACCGGGATTGTTGCCGCCGGTCAGGCTATAAGCCGTACTGCCATTGCCGCCGTAGAAGCTAGGGATTAAAGGTGGGCTGCTGTTATCAGCGATAGTGAGGCCAATCTTACTGGATTGAACGGCACTGAAAGTCGTGCCTGCGAAGCTGGTGGAGCCGCATAGGTAAAGATCGCACCAGAACCGACCATCAATGTTTGCCATCCCACGAGGGTCAGGACACTCAGGTCGCCAGGTTAAATCCCAGATGCTATATTCCAAAATCTCAGCACTAGCAGTTGGGCTGCCGCTATTCACTGCCGTGGGGCGACCGCTGGGTATGTAGTGATAGCCAGCAACAATCGTGCCGCCAGTAGCACTAGCAGGGGCTGTCGTGAAGCTGGCATCACTGACCAATGCTCCACTGGTTGGGTGCTGCCAAATTGCCATGTCAGTATTATTGGTATGGGTGCCCATCGTCACTGCCGTATCGGAGCTGTAGAGCCTCCCGTTAAGCACCGACCCAGCAACAATGCTAATCGTCGTAGCACTCGTCTTAGAAAACAGCGGGCCACGATGCAAAGGTGGACGGCGGTTGTAAAACGCATTCGCTGGCGTTAGGAGGTTGTCAACTTGGACAACCTGAGTGCTGGATTCAATAGAATCAGCTTTGATTTTTCCGAAGGCCATTAGAGGATCACCCAGGTAGAGCTGGCAGGAATTGTCACAGTGACGCCAGCGGCGATAGCTACTGGGCCAACGCTCATGGCGTTTTTATTGGCAGTCAAAGCGTAGTTGGTGGTGACGGTTTGATCGTTTTCATAAAATACCGCATTTGTACCACCACCCGTTGGCTGACTCCAAGGTGTATAGGCCAGTGATGCCCATGCGGTGCTGCCATCACCAATCTTGATCTTGTTACTGTCTGAGTCAATGCCAATCTCACCAGCCAGAAGCGTTGGATTGGCAGTAGTCCAGTTTGCAGCCGTGTCGCGCCGTTGTTTCTGAAGGGCGGTAAGCGTGATGCTCATAATGCTCCTGGTGGGCTGATGGTGTAGTCCCGTGCTGGTGCAGCGGCCGCAGCGCCTGCATCAAGGATATAAGTCCTAGCCGGGCTGGCACTAGCTAGGCCAGCATCAAAGATCAGATCACCAGTATCGATCGCCACTGTCTCCAATTCGACCTCAACATCCCAGCGGTGACCTGCCACGTCTGTGATTGTTGGAGCGCCAGTGTATCGCCAAGCAAAATCACTCAGCAGCGGAATGGGTGGTGTGGTGTAACCGTTCCAAACCTCACTCGACATAAAAAAGATGTCGAAGCTGCCTGATCGGTCATCGTAATGGTTGCGGATCAGCGTGACATCTGCCTCCTCCAACAGTCTGAAGCTAAGGCTGAGCGTCTGCGCAATCCGTCGGTTGCCACGCCTGAAGCCTGTTACCACACCAGACAACGCAACCTGCATCGCCATCGGCACTGCACCAGTTACGAAGGTGCGGGTGGATGGAACCAGCGCAGGGAAGGTGCTCATTAGATTGGCACCGACTCCAGCTCGATGGTGGTGTTGTAGCGCAAAGGCGAGGCGATCTCAACTCCGATCGGTTTGGCATAGCGCCATTCGTAGTAGGCAGCAGAGACTGGCACTATTGCATACCCAGCCCAGACCTCGGCCGATAACGCAAAAGGTATCAGGGTGCTTTGCTGTGTTTCATAGTGATCCAACAACAACTGGATCTGTGCTTCTGTTAGATACTGATACCCAAGCTGCAGGCGCTGAACCACACGGTCACTGCCGTACTTGAACCGCACGTTGGCGCCGCTCACAGCCTCATAAGTGCCCTGCGGATAGTCGCCATAACTCAGCGACCTGGTGCTTGGTATCAGCGCAGGGAAGGTTGCCATCAGATCACCTCGAACGTTCCGTTGACTACTTCATTACTGATCTTGGCAATATCACTGCCGTCCACTGGGAAGTGAGTCGCCTCGATCATGCTGATGCCATCGCTGCTGTGCTTCACATTTGTGATTTGATACCAATCAGTCTCCTGCCTGTTGTCGCCGCGGCTGTTGATCCGTTGCCGCTGCACCTCGATGATCTGCGTTGGGATCAGGCTGGTGGTCAGCAGCGGCGTGGAGAAGCTGATGCTATGGGTCGAGAATTTGCGCCGTGCCAGCTCGTACTTGCCATAGACCGCAGCATGAGCAGCACTGGTACAGAAGTCCGTCATGTCAAACTGCACAGTCGGCGCATTACTATCGGTGGTGGAGTAGCGAACGGTAGTGGTGCGCTGGATTCCGATGATCAACGGATCAGCTTCGCGCCAGACCAGCGAAATATTTACGGCACGCCGTTCATCTGCGTCGAAATATCGTTTCTGGAACGTGCCGGGGATGATATTGGCCTCAGTGAAGGTGGCCGCAGCCGTCAGGGCAGTGGTCTTGATCGTATTGCCAGCACTTAATGGCAGAATCGGTTGCAGGCTATAGCGACCGTTACTTGAGACAAAGGACAGCAGGAAGAACGGCGCAGTCTTGGCGATGTAGTCGATCGTATTGACCGATTGTTCGATGATGCCATTGAAGAACAAACCAGTATTGGTACAGAACGTCGCTAGTGTTTGCAGGTTGCTCACATCAATCGGAGCAGCCAGGCTGGTTGTGGTGGCACCACTCACGCGTTTCATCAGCGTGAATAGATGCATTGCCAGATCAACAAACTGATTGCTGGCGCCCGTCTGATAGGCACCACTCACCAAGCCGTTGCTGTACAGATCAACAGTTGTTCCGCTTTCATAAAAGATGCAAAGCTGGCGTGTTGTTGTTGGATAAGATCCAGAATCTGGCGGGTCATAGATATTGCCGTCTATCTCAAGAAATGTAATATCAGCAAATGCTGTGTAATCAGCTGATGCTGGCGATGCAGCGGGATCTGCATATGTACTTAAGACAAACTCACTCTGCACGCCTTCTAGAGTCCCAGTGCTCGGCGGCAACGATACATTGGCTTGGTTGTTTACTGTAGCCGGTCCGTATGTAATAGTGAAAGGTCCAGTGGCGCCATAGTTTGTAAAGTAATTTGGATCAGGAGCTTCTAGACCTGAAGCCGGGAAACTTAAGATTGTTCCAACGGTTCTACAGCCTATAAATGTTCCACTACCGTCAAAAATTCCATTGTCTGCAGAACTTGTTGATGCTGGATCAATACCAAGATATGCCCAGTAGCTGGCAGTGATGTCATTGCCTGTTTTATTATCCGTGACAACGGTTGTGGAATTTGGCCATATAAGCAAAGAATTGCTTGTGTCCCCTACTCCTCTTGTTATAGCTCTTACAGCATGATGAAAAATCGAGAAATCTGCGTAGCGTTCCACATAGCCGCTTGTGCCATGTACTGGCAGGAGATATGAAATTGTATTTATATCGCAAAATATCTTGCCGCTTGTGATTGGACAAACATTCTTGGCTGCTGCCATCGTTGCAGCTGATGCATAGTAATGAGTGAGCGTCACTGCTCCGGCACTAGCGAATGTCTGTATGCTTTGCGTGCCCACCCATGCCCGATATTTAACGGGTGAACTGACCATCTGTCCTTGCGTGATGGCATAAAGAAAGCTGCCCACAAAATTATTGGATCCAGTTTTTACAAGTGCTGGCTGAACCCATGTACCGCCAACTGTTCCGACTCGCTTGCAAAACACAATGGGCACCGTGTCGCCAGCCGCCGCAACGATTTGCTGTTTGCCTAGATCAGTTTGTGGTTTTTTGCTCTTTGTGATTGCAGCATCACTGCGGGTTGCTGTTGTGCCGACCTCTGCAGGCGGCTGTTCTTTTGCTTGATTTTGTACGCCACGAAAACGCCTTGGCCTTTTTATTTCTTTTACATATGAAAGTCCTAGATGTGGATTATCGTAGGACTTAGTTTGGAATTTGGTGCCATATGTATATCTGCCGGGTGGCAAGTCTGTATATCCCATCACCCTTGCCTCCGATAAGTCCAAATCGCAGCGCCGATCACATGCATTCCAGCCACGAACGTTCCGCCGCTAATGTTCTGAACGGCGCAGTGATCTTTCAACTCCTCACCATGAGGCGTCACATACACCACCCGCTCATCGATCACCTTCATTGTGACGCCCTCATGCGTGCAATGATCGGCGCATGTGACCTTCAGATTGATGCCTAAGACGGTTTCGCTCATTGCCCCGTCTGCCGAATTAACATGTCTGCCGTAATTTTACGGGTTGGCACCTGTGGTTTCAACTTGTTGATCGCTGGATTAACCGTCCAGTTCACAGCCTCATCACTCAAGCTGGCGCCTTCAATACTGCCAATGTAACGGCTGATCAGCTGGGCACTAGCACCATGGAACGCGTCCTCGCCAGCATCTTGGATATAGAGCGACGCGATCACCAGATTGTCGTTGCCCATGGCCTCGTCAGTGATATCTACAATGCTGGCGGTTGCGGCAATATTGATGCTCAGATCGTTGATTGACGCAGCAGCGGTTGAGCCGAAGCCTTCAACATCAAAAGCTAAATAGGAGTAGGCGCCGCCAATGTCTGAATCCACGCTTAGCACTTGATTGGTCTGGTAAAAGTTCTGCCACTGGCCTTGCGGCACTCTGAGGTTGCTGACTGGATCAATGATGCTGTCCCGATCAGCGTAATACTCCAAGAAGCACATGATGTCGTAACTGGCCATCAGATCAGACCCAGCCCAGCACGCACGTTAATATCGGCTGCCAGAAGCGCCAGCGTCTGATCAACACCAGCCTGCACTGCACGGCTCAGATCCTGCGTGGTGACAAAGTTGGTGCCATTCATTTGTGTCACCGGCCCCGTCTGGATGCTCACGTTGGCGGAGCTGGGCATCACCACGCCGCCCTCGGCAAAACGGGGGATAGCAGCAGGGCCGCGAACGCCAGCCATCCAGTTCGCAGCAAATGCATTTGCCTTGGATTGAGGCACGATATACTCCGGCTCGCCGCCCTCACCCACCATTGCCAAGGTCGGACCAGTAACAAGACCGCCATCAGCAAATCGCGGGATATTGGGCGATGGCAAGAGGGGGATTTGTGGCAGTTTTAATGTAGCCAATGCTCTGTTAGCGCCAGCGATCACGGAGTTGATGGCGTTCACCACAGAACGCACCGCATTGCCAATTCCATTGAGGATGCTATTGACTACGCCTTTGATCGTGGTAGCAGCAGTCTGGAATGGGCTCGTTAAAAACTGGCCTAAACCCTGCCAGATTGCTTTGACTGCATTGACAAGATTTGTGATGCCTTGGCTAATAGGGGTCAGGAAATTATTCTGTATAAAGGTGATTGCAGCCTGAATGGGAGCATTAAGAAGCGAAGTGATTGTAGTCCAGGTTGACTGAACAAAGCTAATGATAGCATTGAATACACCAATGATTTGATCGCGAAACGTAAAAAACAAAACGCCCAAAGCAATTATCCCCAATGCGATTAAGCCTTGTGGACCAAGGAACGTAACAATGCCTGTTAGAACAGGAACAACAGCGCCTGCAAAACCAGCAATAGTGGCTCCAATGCCTGAAAGCACAGGAACAACTGCACCAGCAGCGCCTGCAATAGATGCGAAGAATCCAGCAATAGGAGCTAACAATGCCGCTGCCCCTCCAATGGATTGAAGGACAAAAACAATCGATGCCAGGCCAGGTGCCACTGCAACTAAAGCAACAAAAGCTCCGGCTAGGATTCCAAGGACAGGACCAAGGCCGGGGATATTTTGTATCATCCAAGTCAGAGCACTGACGAAGGGTTGAACAACTTGAAGCGCCAAGGTAAGCGCAGGAGCAAAAGTTTTGCCAAATTCAATGCTTAAAATTTCTAGATTGTTTTGAGCTAATTGTATTTTATTTGCCGTTGTTGCAGCTTGTTTTTTGAATTCTTCCAGCGCTGAACCCGCATATTTACCTTTATCCCCAACCAACCCCAAGGCTTTTTCCAGCAGCTGCTGGTTATTAATAAGCGGTAAAATCGCCCTTGCTTCATCACCAAACAGGTCGCTGATCACCGAAAGCTGCATCTCCTTTGGCAGCTGCTTGATTCGATTAAACACATCAGTGATCGTGCCAATGGCATTTTCTTGCAATCCTTTGGCCAGTTGCAGCGCTGCAGCTTTGCCTTGCTCAGACGCAAATTGCTTGGCGGCATCTATCGCAATTTTTTTGTTCTGCTCTTCCAGCTTTTGCGTTTCGCTAAAACGGCTTTGAACTGCCTGCAGTTCTACATCCTTTTGATCATCCAAACCATCTTGCACAGCCTGGAGGCGATCACGA